TTAATATATATATTATATAGGTGTAGCAGTACAATTAATATAAAAATTTAAGGAGGAAAAATTATGAGATTGAACAACAAAATCAAAAATGGTAAAGGTGGATTTACAAAGATGAATCCAGAAAGGGTGTTTCTAAACGAGAAAACAAAAAGAGCATCACATTGGAATGACCAATGGAATGCTACAATTAATGCACTTGAAACTTATTTAAGTGAGCAACAAGTGAAGTTTGCTGACCCAGCATTTGTAAACCAAACTGCAAATTGGTTTGGTGGAGAAGAAGCAAAAATCCCTGAAAACTTGGCAAAATGGTTAAATGAAAGAGGACAATTATCTGAAGGTGCTGAAAAGTTCAGAAAGGTAGTTGACAAGGCAACTTATAATGAAATGCAACAAGTGTTTCATATAGATAAGGTTAGAAAGCTTCACGAAGTCGACCAAAATAATGAGATTTCGAGATATGCGGTCGATATGTTTATGGCTGCAAAAGTATTAAAAGTTGTAGCAAATAACTTTGATAGTTTAGTTAAGATTATCAAAGATGCTGCAAATGAAAACTTAATTGAAGATGTAGTATTAAGAGCTATTGAAGATTTGGGTATCCAAATTGAAGAAAAGACAGAAGCTCCTAAGTTAAACTTGGTTATGGATGAAGAACCTAGTGAAAGAAAGCCATTTAAGAATAAAGCTTTCGGATTTGGAGTTAAGAGTGAAGAAGAAAAGGTGTCTGCATTTTCTAAGTACCAAGATGAAGATGAAAGATATTATGGAGGAAGCTCATTCGGTGGAAGTTCGTTTGGAGGCGGAAGAAGCTTCGGTGGTGGAAGTGGATTTGGCTCAAGTGAAAGTAGCTTCGGTAGAGGCTTTGGTTCGGGAGGTAGCTCGTTCGGTGGAGGTAAGAAGCTAGGAACATTCGGTGGTGGTTCTAGTGGATTTGGTTTAAATAGTGGAAGTGGTGGAAGTGAATCAAGATTTACATTTGGCAAATCATCAACATTTGGAAACTCAAGTGGAAATGGTAACTCAGGATTTGCGTTCGGAAAGTCGGCGTTTAGTGGCGGAAGCAGTGGAAAGAACTGGGAAAAGTCGCCAATGTTTGGAAGAAGATAATAAATTAATATAATAAGGAGGAATAAAGATGTTTGGAAACAATAATAACTATGGATTTGGAAATAACAGAGGGTACGATAATGAAGCAGAGAACAGAAAGGTTCAAGAAAGAGTATTTGAACTTGCAAATGGAATGGTAGAAGCTTACCAATCTAGTTCGTCTGCTGAAGAGGTAGCACAAACTTACGAAAGTCTTATAAGAGAAGCTGGATTTCAAGTATTAGGAAGAGGACAAAACAGAATTGCCTTTAGAGTAGAAGGTTCAGCTTGGGTTTACAAAGTTCCATTCAGAGAAGTGGGATTTAGAGACAATGCAATAGAAAGATATAGCTCATCAGTTGTATCAAGTGATGCTACAGCATTTAAAGCTCTAGGTGCACATATGCCAATGGTATCTAACTTCTCACTTGGAAATGGATACCAAAACTTTATGATATGTGCAGAATACATAAAGAATTTGGAATCTAAATCAGGAGAGTTCTTGAATGACACAAGAGACGCTGCAATATACGCGGCAGTTGAACATTACAAAGAAGTATCAGCAGTATTAAGAAAGTTCAATGAATACTTCCACATGAATGATGTTCATTTGGTACTGTCTGCTGAAAACTTTGGAGTTAAGAAAGGAAGTATAGCTATAAGAGACTTGGGATACTTCGTTCCAAGAATAGGAGACTTCCAAAATGTTACTATGACAAAGGGTAACAAGGACGTTCAAATTGGATATTATACTCTTGATAATATTGCACTGACTGCTGAAGAGTCAGCTGATGTGCATAAAAGAATTGATAGATTCTCAGAAACTATCGAATCTTGGGCTCCGTATGATGAAGAAGGTAGACTTTTGGTTAAATCTGAAAGAGACCTATATGATGCGACTGATTGTATTCAACCATTGTTAAAGCAATTTGAAGACAATTACCTATAAAATAAAAATTAATAGAAGGGGGTTTACCCCTTCTATTTTTTGTATTATATATTATAACTATGAGAAGAACGAGGACAAGTAAATAAAAAAGAAAAAAGTCGTTAATCATAATTATACCTCAAATATATTATATATAGATAAGGTCTAAGTTCTTCTCGACTTTATTTTTTTTTTTATGGTTCTCTCTTAGTAGTAGGATAGAATGTATCAAAGTTAAGTCCTTTAAATTTAACTGATGTATCGTGAGATAACTTAAGTCTCTTTTGCACAAGCTCATGTTGTTGCTTATTAAGTTTAAGACCAAAGTTTACAGGTTTATCCCAAACGTCTAGCATTTCGTATGGTAAGTCTCCTGCACATTTTGAGCATATCATCTCACCTTTACAAGTAAGTACAGAACGCATTTCCATTTCTTTACCAGCATATTTGCTATAATTGCTATCATCCAATTTAACTTCTTTACCACCATCTATTACCCAACGTCCTATGTATTGTATCTTCTTTGAAGGGTCTACATATATCTTACAATATACTTTAGTTCCACAATCAGAACCATACTTATCAAGTCTTATTGTACGGAATACATAGTTCATCATCTTAGCAACAGCTCCCCCAACTTCAGTAGCTTTACCTCTTGAGTATCCACCTACAAGTCCCATATTAGAAGCATAAGATAAGTCTTTCTTTTGAAGTCCATCTTGAAGCGATTCTGTAACAACTCTAAACTTATTAAAGTCACTGTCTTGAGGCAACGAACCTGCCATAACTGCCATTGTTTGGAATTGGTTACCAAGACCTAAAACTTCACTACCATAAGCTTCCATTGCGGGGTCATCAGCATATACTTCTTCAACTTTCTTTAAAACTCCTTTTGCAACTTTATCTGCTGCAACTGGGTCGTCCTTTTTAAGTCCTTCTTTATTTTCTTCTATAAGCTTTTCTTTTAAAGCTTTAATATCAGGTGTAAGACAAAGCATACCAGTTGATAGAGATGGATTTACAAATGAGCTCATTCTTAATGAGAAAGACTCATATCTATTTATACATCTCTTGTAATCATCTATAGTAATTTCTTTTGCTTTAATCTTTACTCCTATTTCTGTAAGTATAGAAGCTAATTTCTTTTTAGTTAGAACTTCTGTAAGAAGTGGTATCTTACATTCTTGGAATAAAAGCTTCCATACAATGAATTGTCCTATTGTACAGTAATAAGTCTTATTACCAGCAAGTCCGTATGTTCCGCCTTCAAATTCCATAAGTTCTCTTATATCATTTTCTTTCTTAAACTTAGTTGTATCTCCTATTCTTAATTCTTTAAATAAGAATGTCATAGTTATATCATCAGGAGTTGCAGCTTTAAGTTTTGCAACAGTTTCAGTTTTTGCAAGTTTTGCACCCTTTTGGAATACTGTAAATGAATACAGTGCTTGTTGTGCGTCATTTCCAAGCTTCTTCATATTCTCAAGCTTCATATCGTAATATAAGTTCAAAGAGTTTCTCTTTTGCTTACATTCCTCATTGGCTTCATCAGAAAACACTGGTCTTGCAACGGTTTTGTCTCCATCTAAGTCTCCGTCCATTCCTGCAAGTTGTAATGTAGATATCTTTTCAGATTCTATAAAATAACCTGATAATTCTTTCTCAGCTCTTATTGCATTTTCTCTTACATGTAAATCTCCATACTTATCTATTATATAATCTATATCAGGATAATAAGGATACTTCATTCCATAAGCTTCAACTTCAACCGTTCTTAAAGTTGACAGTACATGAATAAGAGTAGGTATTATATTAAAGCTGTCCATTGTAGGGTGACGTGTAACCATCATGTGTCTTTCAGCAAGTTCAGCTTCTTCATATGCAAACATATATAGCAAATCAGTTATGGTCATAGCTCTTGATTTTTGCTTACCATTTACTTTATACTCCATTATAAGTGGTTCTCCATCAGGAGTTAAAATAGGATTAAGTCTTTCAGATATAGAGTGTAAGTAAGTATCTCTATATTCTTTCATCTTTTCCCCATCATAATACATTTCCTTTTCCATTAATGAAAATTGTGAACCGTTCTTTTTTCTCATAGGAAGTTGCTTTAGAAATGCAGACATTCTTCTTGACATAAATAAAAACATTCCAGCACTTATAGATGTAAGTGGAAATCCAGTCTTATCAACATTTACCTTTTCATCATAGAACTTATCTCCATCAAACTCATGTCCTGATAGCACTATAAGAGAACCATAGTCCACATGCTTAGATAGTGCTCTTTTTCTTTGAAGTCCATACTTACCACCAATTATAGCTTTTAAGAAATCATACAGTTGTACAATTTGCAATTGTATTTGATACATAAGTCTATTAACATCAAACAGCTTTACATCTTTATTATCCTTAAGTAGTTTAGCTTTATTCATAAGAGAACGATATAAAGAGTTAAGCTCATCTATACCCATTTGTCCAGCTCTTATATCAACGTCTCTAAATGCTATAGGTATAACTATCATCTTATCTGTAAATAAAGTAGTCTTATCGTATTTCTTAAGCACAGCTCTTACATCTTCTTTAAATAAAGATAAATCTTGGTCTTCATCGTTACCTGAGTTTATATTATTAAACTTAATCTTTTCAAAGTTCTTATAAAGCCATTCAAGTCCTGTATATCCTGTAGGGTCAGGCTTTAACTCTCCCTTATCTGTAATGGTATAATAATCAGTACCAGCAATTATTCCATCTATCTTTCTAAAGCTTCTTTTAAATATTCTTTTATAAATAACTGGGTGCATAAACTTTCCATTTAAGCTTATGTATCCAAATAGTGTTTGTCTATCAAGAGTCGAAACTCCAAATATTCTTTGTGATACAAGTCCATTAGGGTCTGGAGAACCATTTGCCATAAAAAGGTTAGTTGAAGTAACCTCTTGTATTTTAAGCTTTCTCACAAACTCATCAAATTTAATCAGTTTCATTATAAATCTGTAACCTCCTTACCTTCGCTCTCAGCAAGATGTGCAAGGTCATATAAATCATTAGGGTCTATATTTAGTAGTGCTGTATAACCTTGCTCTTCACGCATTTCATATATTTCTCTGTCATTTCTATTTTGCATATCTAAGTTCTTCATTGATTCTATTGCTACCATAACTTCTTTAAAGTTTCTAGGTTGTATACGCTTTAGAACATCCATAGCTTCTTTTGGTATCTTCTTACAATTTGTATTTAACTTTCCTCTTACGAATAACCAGTCTCTTTTTCTTGTAGCTGCTCTATTATCTTCTATTGCCTTTTCTTCTTTTACCTTAGTCATTTGATACATTACTCTTTGATAGTAAATAGTAACCATTCTTGTTACTAGCTCTTGTAAGTTAGTATTTGTCATATAGATATTCATAATATCCCTTGTATCAGGTGGCATATCATCGAATATCTTCTTGACAATCTCTTCCATATCCTTACTACGTGGAGTACCGAATCTTGGCACTATTATTTCTGAGAATATATTTTCTTCCAGTGGCTTTTCAGCATTAGTATACTTAAGTTTTATAAATGGTTCAGTGTATGCTGCAACCATACTATCTAGTGTCTCTATTACATCTCCATTGAAGTTAAGTTTTGTACTCATTCTTAACTTTTCTCTTTCAAGTTCAATATTCTTATTAAGTTCTTCTTTTCTTATTTCTAATTCTCTTTCTTTAATTTCGAGCTCTTTTAAAGTTCGCATCTTATCAAGATGTAACCTTTTAAGTTCCATTCTTTCACGAAAATCAAACTCTCTTGACTTAAAGATAAACCATAGGACAAAGCCTACTGCCGTAAATGTTACTATATTTATTATACATATTAAAAATATTATAGTCAAATCCATCTATGTTAAACCTCCATTTGTTCTTAATTTACTATATAAAATGTTCGTAAACTCGTTTGTAACGAACACTTTTATGAGATTTAGAACTAACAAAGGAGGTTTATAATGCTAAGAATTGACGACTTTTTAACTGATAATAGAGACATTCTAAACTGTCTTAAAACAGCAGTTATTAAAAAGCAAAAGGAACTAGAATACTATGACACTGAAGAGTCTCGTGTCAGATTTAATATATACAGAAATGCTAGAAATCAAACTGATAGTATTTATGAATACGATTATGAAGTAGAAGAGTTCTATGATGTAGGATATCTAAATCATGATAATATAATAAGAATGCAAAGATTCCCAAAAGATATAAAGTTATACTTAAGTGAAGAGCAGTGTGAAAAACTTTTGGAGAATAAAAGAAAGTATGTACTTTCACACTATATTGAAGAGAATGAGTATGTGCTAACTCTTATGGGATATCCTTATCAAGAAGAAGACTTTTTATATCTTGGATACCACATAGACGGTATAAGAGATAATATCCCAGTTCACCGTATGAGCCAAGGAGAAATATCTATCTTAACTAATAAAGGTATACTTAAGAAAATTATAGAAGATAATCCTGATAAAGAGTATCTTAACTATATCACAAGAAGAATACCTTTTTATGTGACAAGAACTACAGAAGCTTTTGGACTTTTATATATTGATACTACGAAATACAATGTAGGATATAGAGTTGCCGAAGTTTATGAGTATATGAGAATTGCTTATATGAAAACTCAATACAATGAATACTATCATGACTCTTATGATTACTACGAACCACTTACAGCAACCTATCTTATCTGTGCTACAATGTATATGATACTTGCTGAAAACCCTATGAATATACTTGAGTTCGACTTTACATCAGATGAGATACTAGATAGTCTTTATAGAACTTTCTCAATTCCGTATGTTGCAGATTTACCTAAATCTGTGCGTATAGCATTTGCTGAGAAGATAAATAGAGTTTTAAGATATAAAGGGGATAAATCATCAATACTTAATATTGCTGAAGCTTTCGGTATTAAAGATGTATACCAATATATCTTATATAAAGAATATGTAGATTTTGAAAAAGGTTATGACCCTACTAAGTCTTTAGAAGAGAACTATAAGCTATCATTTGTAAGAGTTCCAATAGGAGCTAAAGATTTACATAAGTTTATTTATAATATAAGAGAAGGGGATACTAAAGCTAAGATTCCTTTTGATGAGTTTGTATCGGGAGATAGAAGATGGGGACTTGGAAGAGATAAATTAAAAGAATATGTAATGAAAGAAAACTTCTCATACGTTACTACAAAGTATATTGGAGTTGATAGTGTCGTATCGCTTACAGAAAATGCTTTTACTCAATCTGAATTTTTATCATTCTTATTTGGCAATAAAGAAAGATTGGGGGACTTTAAACTTACTCTTACTAAAGCAAATCTTCAAGCTAGTCTATGGGACGCATTTGTATATTCTATGGTACTTATTATGAATAAGAATGGTTATGAAGATGATATAATAAAAGACCCTGAAGGACTTGTTTATATCTATGGTATAGACAATCACTTTAAATTAACAGAAGAAGTTGCCGAAGCTTTCAACTCAAGAGTTCCAAAAGATATGGAATACCTATCTTACTACAAGACAGTAAATGAAGGTATGTCAGTTGTAGATTTCTTAGATGTACTTTTACATAATAGAAATGCTTTAGGTGTTTTAAGAAGAATGATAAGAGAAGAGAGCTTTGATTATGCTATAATGAAAGAGCTTATGAAACTTGAGCACATGATAGGTACTATGGCTATTAATCATTACTATGGACAGATTAAAAATTATGATAGTTATTCAGATTATTTAGCTGTATCTAATCCACCTTTATATACACACTTACAAGCAATGAAAGTTGGTGGACATGTAGAAGATGATATGAATGAAGAGCTTCTATCAGTAATAGAAGATTTATATAACTATTGTAATCCGTCTCATACAGCAGCAAGAGATAATCTTTTATCATTCCTGTCTAAGATAAAGGAAGATGAAGCTCAAACTATTAAAACGACAATGTTTAAAATGATAGCTTTCTTAAAGACTTATACAGTTGATTTAAGAGTATCTGAAACTTCGTATGTATTTGATGATTATGAAAGAATATTATCAGAAGTCTTAATAAAGAACCATGTATGGCTTTGGGATAGAGTTACTACAACTACTTATGAAGAAGCTACACAAACTGTAAAGATGTTAGGATTTCACTCATATCTTGAAGTAACTGATTTTATTCATAGAAAGGGAGTAAGAGATAGAAGCAAGGTTATGTATCCACCTTGGATTACAGTTCCTAATACAGTAGAGTATCTAAGACCTGATATGAATGAGATTACATATGATGATGGATTCCAAAGATGGTTTAAAGAGTATGACAATGATTATATAGATGTATTTGAAACTGTACCACATGTACTATATAAAGTACACGAAAGAGATAGAGATATAGAAATTCACGACTATGCTTTTCAAAAGACTTTTAAAGAATTTGAGCATGAATATGTAGAACCATTAGAAATTTTAAATGATAAATATAAATGGTACTTCTGGGATAGATATTCAAATCTAGGAGTAAAGGATACTATTACCAATAAAACTAAACTAGATATTCATACAGATACTAAGGTTTATGATACCATAAGATGTCGTGAAACTGGTCGTTTACAAACAGACATTGTAGATATATTAAAAAGATAGGAGGAAGATAAATGAGAAAATTAGACGATATATTATCATTTTCTTCATCTTTAGATGACCCTAAACATTCAAACGAAGTAAGAGGTGTTCTTATAAAGAAAGAAGATAATGTAACTCTACCCTCTGGTAGAACTCTTTTCAGAAGAACTAAGTCTGGAGAAAACACTATGCTTATTGGAGTTACTCAGTTACTTGCAGAATTCTTAACTGGTAAAAGAACTAATAAAATACAAGTATTAACTTTAGATGAAGATTTAAAAACTACTATTACACCTACATCTTCTATAGTTAAAAATGAACTTAACTATTGTGGAGTAATGCTATGTAATGGTGGAGCAGATGGAGCTGTTGTTAAAGCTGTTAATAGATATGCTCCGGGATTTACTGCTGCGACAAGAATACCTTGGAGAATGGTAAAGAAAGCTTCTGATGACCCTAATACTTTATATCAAAACTATGCTGGAAGAAGTGTGGAAGGAAATGATGTAAAATATTATCTAAAGAAATTAAAGAAGATAGACTGGGTTAATAGAACTGTAGATGGAGAACAAAAGCTAACTGATAGACCAGAAAACTCTTTATCTGGTTCAGTAGCTGTTGAAACTGTTATCCAAACTGAGTTTAATATAACTCTTCAAGATATGGCTGAATATTATAAATCTATAGGTGAAAATGTAAGAAGAAAATTCTCTACTATTTGCTTATTCATTGGTAATACAGTAAATGTACAGTTAAATGGTTCTACTTATACAGACCATAGAAACTTATTAGTTGCTAACCAACTAAATATAGAAGAAGAGTATTTAAAACAAAACAAAGAGGCAGAGTACGAATATAACGTGCACTTCAGATAATATGAGTGGTGTAGGGGTGTCCCTACACCATTAATATTTTTTCGTATATATTATAAACGAAGTAGTACAATAATATAATATTTTATGGAGGTAAAATTATGAAAGATGGATTAGTTTATTTAATAGGAGGAAGAAATGATTACTCAAAGGAAATAGTCTTTGAGAATGCTGAAAATTGGGATTTCATTGTGAATCGTACACTACATGATGAACTTAGCAATGTACATGGTAGTGATAGTATTAGTAAATGGGTTGAACACGTTGAAGAAGCTATCAATGAAAAGAAGGACAACTATGGTCCTAGTATTGAACTGTACATCGACGTGGAAGGAATTGGTACAGTATGGTTAATACCAGCTATAACTCACATCGCAAGAAGTATTTACGATGATGAGGAATTTAGTGGGGTATTTATATCGTTAATAGATTTTGATGGAGATAATTACACTTGCGTCCCTATCAAGAAATTTATCTAAGGTTAAAATTGGGGTGGTGAAATTCCACCCACTTTATATTAATATTAAAATTTTAGGAGGAATAAAAATGTCAATTAGAAATGTGAATGTGGAAAATGAAGTACCTATGTGGAAAAAGATTATAGTTGTTGGATTATACGATGCACAAAATTTTAATCCGATAGATGTAAAACCTGAAGGAAGCTATATTATAGACATACGTCGTAATACTGAAGCTGGAATATTTGGAACTGTAGTACATCATGAATCAGATACAGTATATGATGTATTAGAAGATTTAGTAAGTATTATAAAGGCTATGGCTTTCACAAAAGAAAAACGTGGCTTTAACATCTTTAATGGTCCAAGAAGAACTATGTATGTTCTTAATGGAAAATCGAAGGGTATTATAATATCTTTAATAGAAGATTTGAAAGAAAAATGTCCAGTAGCTTTTTCTGATGAGTTAGCTGAGCAATATAATGATGTACTAGCTATGCTTAGAGGTGCAAATACTTTATTTGCAAATAATGAAGAGATGACTTCTAATGAAGCTACACGTAGAATAAACATAATATTCAATTCTGTAGATAAAGAAAATCTTGCCAAACCTAAAGAAGAGATAAAAGAAGGTGGAAAATTTATGAAAGATAAGTTCTTTACTCCACCAGTAACAAAAGAAGAAGAAAAACCTGCAGTTACTAATGTTAGAACTAAAGAAGGGGTATTCATTCCAGATGATATGAACCCCAAGAAAACATTTAGAGCTGGTATGATACTTGCGAATATAATCCATGTTACAGATGTGGTAGATGGAGAATATTGCGGGAATATGAGAATGCCAGTATATAAATACATAAAAGGAGTTCTAAAGGACGACCACAGTAATAGACCTTTAGTTCTTTGTAATGATGATGCCACAAGATTATATGATGAGTTTGTAAGACGTGGTGAAAGAGATGTACATGGCAAACTATTGTATACAAAAGAATTTGGTAAGTTCTTGGCAAACGTTATCCCTGTAGATGAAAAGGAAGTAATAAAAGATATAGGAGATGATGGTTGGGATGATGTGATGTTAGCTGAAAGATGGTCAGGAATTAAAGCTCCTGAAAAGAAAAAGAATGCAGTAATCATTACAGCTAATAATAAATTAGGTAATCATCTTAATGTGTTAAATACTAATAAAGCAATAGAGCTATTTGGTATAGATACTAACAAAGTGGCAGTCAATTCTCTTATGAGTCTACTTCCAAATGTGACTACTAAGATTGAAGAAATGCAAGGTCTTTATAACATAGCAAAGTATATAGATGACAATGCCATAGACATTATCTATATAGACACTATCACAATAAATCCAGACAATACAGAATTCTGGAATAGAATTGTAGAGCTAGGAAAGATATTAAAACTATGTGCAAATAAGCACGTTAAATACATTGGTGCTGATAGAAAGGAATATGTATTTCCTACAAAATAAAAGTATTGGCTGGGGTTTCCCAGCCTTTATTTTTTACGTTCCGGAAACCGTCCCAAACACCCCTTTAGTGAAAAATATAATGTAAAAAGGAGGTTTTAACATGGATGACGAGAACAAATTACCCGGGGGTAGTTTAAGTGATGTTACTACCGATGCGTATAATAGAATACAGGATTCAGTTAATAATAACATAGTAAATCCTATATCAAATATATATTCTGGTATCACAAATACAGATTGGTCTGAAGTTGCATCAGGAGTTAAAGATAACCTTTATGCAAGTGGAGCCGACTTTGTAAATAATGCTATAGGAACTGTATCTGAAAATATAGATAACGCTATTAAAACTGGAGTTAATAATGTAACTGGTATGGTTGATAATTATGTCAATAATGCAGTTAGTAGAGTAACTGAAAAGATAAATAATAAATTCAATTCAACTTTTGGCAAGATAGAAGCAAAGCTTAGAAAAGGCTTATTCGGTAAGATAGATAGCTGGTTTGGGAATCCAATATTAAACTCATATAAATCTATATTCGGTGGACTTCCGGGTAAACTCGGAAGTACGCTTAAGGGTTCTTTTCGTAATAACCCTTGGATTAATTTCTATATAGATGGAAATAACTATGTTGATAGACCCGGACTTACAGGTGGTACTGGTGGAAGTACAGGTGGTTATAATTGGGGAGATAATGTACATGGTGGAATCAACAGTGCCGCAAATCATGGGGGTTGGGCAAATCGTGCCAATTCAACTGGTGGTGGAGTAGATGGTCCCGCTGCTGCTGCTTGGAATCATAGATACAGTGGTGGAAGTAATAGCTATAATAACGGACGTTCTACAGGAGATAGACCGTATGGTACTAATACTTATAAGAATATTCCACAAAGAGGAAATAGAAGTGAGCATACAAGTCCCGGAGATATGTCTTTATATTCAACAGCTGCATTTAAAGATATTGCTGAGCATATTAAAAACACTTATGGTTTTACTTCTAATATAAATGAAGGTATGCACTTAGAAAGAAGTTTTGTAAATAGATTTGGAGTTACTCTAATTGACAATACTCTTGCTCATACAAGAACTCACATATTTATAGGTAAACCTACTTGTCGTGTACTTGATACAAAATCAGGTTTAGTTCCTGAAGATTTGGGTAAGAAAGATGCTGACCTTGCGATGATTATAAACCAAGACCCATCTTTATATACTCAGCTTAATGGTAGAATACCGGGAGCTACCCCTTTTATGACAGCACTGCAAAATAGAGTAGTAGGAATATCATTCCAAGATGCAACTCTATCTAAAGCTGAATCTGCTGCAAATATAAGAGGTATAAGACAAGAGTATCCAATATCATTTGCTGAATCCTTAGTTAATGTGCCTATAACTTTAACCTTTGCTATGGATAGAAATGCTGAGGCATTTAAGCTTATAAATGTTTGGGTTACTTATATGGAAAAGGTAAAGGAAGGAACTTTATCTCAAGAGTATGAAGATTCTATGTATAATAGAATGAGCTATACTGCTCCAATATTTGTATTTGTTACTGAAGAAAATAACCACGATATTATATTCTGGGCAAAACTTGTTGGTAACTATCCTACAAGTATACCTTTTTCTGTATTTTCAAACCAAGGTCTGGTAAATAGAGAAGTAAGAGAAATATCAGTTTCATTCAGTTCAGCAATGTTTAAACCATTTGACGCTTATGCTCTTATGGAATTTAATGATATGCAAAAGACAGCAAATAAACAGTTCTGGGCTGACTATGTACCAATAGCTGATAGAAAGCTTGAGTATTATTGGACATCAGGTGCTACAGTTACATTAAATGATGATACAGGTAAATTCAGACTTAACTATTATACATCATCTGGTGGAACTACAGCAACATCTTCACATTCAGGCGGTGCTAGAAATGGAGCTACTGCTGGTGGAGCAAGTGCTGGTGGTGTTGGAAGTGGAGTTCGTGACTTCATAAATAATGCTTATTCAAAAGCAAAAAGTATACTAGGCGGTAAATAAATAGCAGGAGGAAGAGATGGAAGAAAAGAAGTTTATTTCAACTAAAGAAGAATTTCTAAAATCTATGGCTGTAGTTTTAGATACTCTTGGTATGCCACCTGATAGAGTTAATGCTTTATCAACTGCATACTATCAAACTCAGGGACTTGGAGAATTATATGATATAGTGTCGTATTCTTCTTATGTATCATCAAGAGAGATGTTCCCTGTAACAGCTCAGTTTAAAGACTCTTTATTCAAATGGAATAAAGTTGCCGATGTATCATTTCAAATGGCAAGAGCTTCTATGAGAAGATTTGCATTTACTATGTATATAGAAGATGTACTTAAAAATGCCGAAATGATAAATCCTAATTTATATAGATATACTATACCTCACACACTTGAGGTTAAGATAAATGAGTTTGTATATTCTCTTGACTACGATATACAAATTCAAATATATGACCCTAATGGTCGTATGGCTATTACTGCAAGATATGATGTTGATAGCTTATATAACCCTATATCTCCAATTAAGAATCCGAATATAAGAGTTATTAAGCAAAATAAGAATATGGTTTTAACTCTTGACTTATATCAATATCAAAGAAAGCTTGAGACTTATAGATACGTAGACTCATCAACTGACGTTTATCATATAACATACGAAGACCAGCTTATAGACTTTACGCCTTATTATAGAGCAGATGAGTATACATCTACTGTAAAAAGATTACAAAAGTCGATGTATTATGATAAGTCAATTCCTGATAAGCCTACAATATACTATGATTTAAACCAAAATAAAATAACTCTTACAAATAGAGGATACAGAGGAAACTTTGTTCCTGTAAGAGATAGTATAATTGAGCTTTCAATGTATATTACAAAGGGAGATAAAGCTAACTTTGAATATATTGGAGATAAGATAGTGCTTGAAGATTCAACTGGAGAAGAGTTACCTTTTTATATAACAGCCACTACTGAAATGAAATACACAATAGAAGGAGCTAATGAAGATAACTTAGAAACTTTAAGAAGAAAGATAATAAACTCACTTCATACAAGAAACTCTTTAATTACTGACTATGATTTATCACTTCATTTCTCACAAAGAAATAATAAGGCATATAAGGTTATTAAAACAAGAGATGACTGGAAGATGAGAGTATATTCAATATTTGCACCACTGTACTTTGGTAAAGATAGAAAGTATTTAATTCCTACAAATACTTTAAATGTACAAGTTAAGTTAAATGAACTTATAAAGAAAGATACACATTATAAGATACCTGAAACTACACATCTAAGAACTGGACTTGGAGATAGTGTTGTATATCCAAGAGCGTTAGCTACAGGAACTGATTCGTTTGATTATATGCTATCTCTTGTACATGTAATAAATAGAATTAAAAGAGTAGTTGAAACTTATGAGATGTATATAGCAAGAGATAATCCTTGTGAGTTTGAATATAACTATGATAAAGTAAAATATAACTTCATGGTTAATAGACTGTATATTAATCGTGAGCCTAATAAGAATATTAAGCTATCTTTTAATTTACTTACAAATCTTGCTTCAGAAGACAAGAAAGACTTAGTTGTATTTCATACACAAAATCCAAGTGGTGGTATAACTGATAATGGACAAATAAAAGTAAATGTAGCTTTCCAATCGCAAGATGGAGCATACATAGGTTATGTACCAGCTGTCATGAAATCTTATGAAGAAGGAAATGATATGTATAGATTTGAAGCTGAGCTTGAAACTGATTACTTTATAAAAGATGGAAGACTTGATTTAGCTTTATATAATAATGGAGTAAAAGCAAATGTACAATCTGATATTAAGTTTAAAGCTATAAAGATACTTGTACAAGATGATGGTAATAATAATGAAAATAGTGCTCATAGATATGGAGTTCCTGACGTGTCAGGCAAAGCACTTGTAAATGTATTCTCAGTTAATGATATAGATTTGATAAAAGAATATACAGATATATCTGGAATACAAATAGAAGATATAGATACAAATACAATAAAGCTTATGTCTATACCATTATTTGGATATAAGTTTGTAGAAGATAACGGTTACTCAGTATTTAATGAAGTGTATGCTGAAATGGATTATATTAACACATTATGGCTACAAACTCAAACTAACTTTACAGCAACTCTTAAGTTCGTAAATACTTATGGTTCAGCTAAAAACCACGCTATTGGTAATGAAAATGCAAGACTTGATAAAGTCAATGTATCATTTGTATTTAAAGTTGGACTTAAGTATAACGCTACTAATGATTTAGATTATGTAAGGGATTATATAAGAGATTACTTCGCTAAAATTGATTTCTTAAATGATGAGACATTCCATGTGTCTGATTTGATAAGAAAGGTAAGAGATGATATAACTGATGTAACTAAGATAGAATTTGTATCTATAAATAGCTATAACCAAGACTATCAATATCTATATGCAGATTATGACCCTAATGACTCTGCTGTCATACCTGAGATAGTTAATATTGAATATAATAAAGAAGGGGAGTATAATATAGTTTTAAATAAAATCTAAATGTCATTAACACCGACATAGATTATTTTAAGGAGGATAAGTAATATGGAACAACAAAGAAAAAACGCGGAAGAATTAGTATCAACTCATTTTCACTCAGTGGTATATTTTGCAAAAGAAGTAGCAAATTGCAAAAGATGTGGAATGCAACTTTTTGAAAGAGGACTTTTAGTTGCAATGTATAGAAGAACTGAAGAAGGACCTTTTGAAAAGAAAGCTGAAAAGACACATTTTATTTCAAATAATGATTTTGAAGATTTAGCTTTAATGCTCCGTCAAGCAAGAATAAAGATGAATACAAAATCTCCATTTGAATTTGCAATAGCTGGAAAGGAAAGTGCATTTGGAATATTCGGTGTTGAAGATACTGAAGGTAACTACATTTGTGGACTTTCAATTTACGATGTGGTAGAGGGACAAATAATACAAAAATCAAAGCTCGTTTGTCCTTTCTCAAATTCAATAAAATTGAAATCATTTGCAAGTGATGGTACTATTGAAGATATGGTTAGAAGTGGAGCTACAACTGAAACTGAAACTATACTTAATAAGATAAATGCAATCCTTGCTGGAACTTCTACTATAGAATCATTCCACCAATCTAAACTTGCTAAGAAGTTTGCAAATGGAAATTCCAATAAGAAAGTGGAAGTGAATGAAGAATACATTCCAGATAACAAGGCAGAAGATGATTACTGGAGTAATATTGAATAATAATGAGTATAATGGCTGGGGAAACCCAGCTATTTACTTTGACTAAAGGAGGATAATATATGGTAGCTACACCCAAAAACGATTTGATAAGAAATGTAAAACCTATAGGACAAAATTCTAAACCGAAAGACAGTAAACTTATGAAAGAGAGTAGAAGTAAGAATAATCTTATGCAAAATACAAGGGGGATGAAATGATTAATCTGTATGCTGAAACTGACTTAAATGAGAGGGTAACCGTAAGAATAGCTGAACTTCCTGACGCAAATACTTGCTTTAAATTCCATAAGGCTATATATGACTATCACCAAGAACATGTGAATTTCAAATTAGAACCTTTAGGAAATCTTATGGGGAAAATACAAGCTGATATGAAATCTGGAAGAACTAAGACTGTTATTGCTTCATCTAAACTTGGTAGCTTAAAAGAAGATGTAGGAATGATAGAAATAAGAATAGATAGAATGGCAACTCCTGTAACTGCTTATATTACAGCTGTATGGGTTGATGAGAAATCAAGAGGTAAAGGAATAGCAAGTATAATGCTATCTGTAGTAGAAGCTATGGCTAAGAAAGACGGTGCTGATATAGTATCTTTAAATGTATTTGACTTCAATACAGAGGCTGCAAAACTTTATGAGAAGAAAGGATATAAACAAGTAAAGCGTGACAGGTCTTATAGAACTACTTATGAGAAAAAGCTGTAATAACTTCATTTTATTTTTCAATTATATATAATAAACATAGAAGACAGGAATAAACTCATAATGGTATGAGAGTTCCAATGTCTAAATTTATCAAATGACTGTAGGAGGTCGATGTTATTATGTTAAAAGAAAAATTAAATAGTGAAGTAGTAAACGGAATGGAAATACCATTCCAAAAAGAAATCAAAGAAGGGTATGCAGTAGCTAAGAAAGCTCATATCCATTCTGAAAAATGCAGAAGAAATAGAGAGAGCAGACACAAAAAGTTTGACAAGGTAAGGGTTCTATATTGGAACCTTATGTTTCTACTAGGTGGTATCTGTGTAGTATCGGTTGGAAGACTGATGTACGAGATAATCAGAATTCTAAAAATGCAATAAAATATTGGTGGGGTTCATTCCTCACCTTTATTTTTTTTTAAGTATTTCATAAAGGAGGAATACTATGAAAAAGTTATTAAAGCTTTTCTCGAACGGTGAGTTCCAAGTTATCGCTGTAGGATTGACATTTATGGTAACCGTATTAGTTATCGTAAATAGATAAATTATAGGGGAGCTAGTTCTCCCTTATTTTTTGTAACCTTTCTATAGGAGAGTGATAGTATGAAGTTAAAAGCCAAACCCACATTAGGAAATAAGATAACACGTCAAGATGAAGTCCTTGTAGACCTTATAGGAGGTATTACAAATGCTATAACTGAGAAGATAGACGATATGCCTTTTACAGAGGGTATGATAGTATTAAGTGGTATAATACATGGACTTTTAGATTACAGAGAAGAGTTTATAAAAGAGAATGGTAGCTTTGAAAATGAGTGGGATATTAAAAGATATAATTACTTAGTAAGACTTATGAATGATAAGTTTGGTTTTGATATGCAAGAAATATGATTGGGCGTAATGCCCAATCAATTATCTTTATTTTTGATTATATATTATAATCGTGAGAAGAGAGATTATAATATAATTTAACGTATAATATTAATAGCCATGTGAGAGTCTCAATTTACTTAATAGTTGAAATATATTTATTTCCTATTACAAATACAGAATCTCTCTTCTCTCTTTTTTTTTATTTTAAATCTTGTCTTTTATATGTATTTAGTAAGTCTTCTTTAATACCTTCAGGAATATTTGCTATTGTATCAGGGACTAAGTCATAAGTTTCTTCAGTTTCTGATAAAGCATATTGCATACCACCTGAGTTTACTACACTTAATACACCATGATAAGATGGTGGAATTAAAGCTTCTTCTGAGGCTATCTTTCCTGTATCTTTGTCATAAGTTCTAAGCCAACCTATCTTCTCATTATCGTCCCAGTGACATTTAACTTCAGTATTATTTATAAACTTATTTCTAAGTCCAGTTTGAGCCGCCGCATACGAAAATCTATTATCCATAGCGTCATAATCCTTTATTTCAGAATTACCTTGTAAGAATTGAGATGAATCAGGTTTTTCTACTTTACCAAATAATGAAGTAAATCCAGCTTTAGCTTCAGGAACTCCTGAATACTCAACTTCTCCATTTTCATTTCTTTCTTCTACCTCAGGATAAGTAGGTTCAGCTTCTCTAGGTATTGTACTTGTAGTAGAACCAAGTACAGCTCCACCATAAGATGGAATAGCTGCAAGTGCTTTTGGCTCTCTATTCATTTGAGAATCTATAAGTCCAGCAATAGATGCTTTCATCATTGTATTACCACCTTTAACATCAACAACTTTACCTGTCATTTCATGTACCATCTTTTGCTCTTTAAGTTCTGTATCCTTAATATCTTTTATTGCACCCATTATCATCTTAATAGCATTCATCTTGGTTGTGTATAGTGAAGTTCTATTTTTTGTAGATTCTGTTTCTATTTCTACTTTCTTAGGAAAAGCTTCTAGTATTTCTCTAGTTCTTCTTTCAGACTTCTTTATTTCAGTATCTATCTCTTTGATAAGGGAGTTCATTTTAGCTATATAAGGTTGATACTTCTTTTCCATTTCAGACATTTGCTTTTGTGAACCGTCATAGACAACCTTACCGCCGAAATATGAAGTAGAAAAGGTATCAGAATTTTCTCTAGTTTTTCTAGGAAAAAGTATCATAAATAAAACCTCCTTTTTGATAACTTCTAATATCTTCGTGTTTTTGACTATTTTGTGAGGATACGAAACCGATATATAGAGGTGATTTAGAATGAAAGATTTATTTTATAATTCATATTATGATAAAGAAAATGATGTTTATAATTTACTTATGTATAATACAGAAACTGGGGAGCAATATGTAAAGAAGATACAAAAACCTAAAGTGTCTGTATATACTGTAAAAGGAGAAGTACCAAATTACTATAGAGAAACTATGAACTTAAAAGACTTAGATGAACATAGAGTTTCATATAAATGGAGAGGATTTGAACTTGCAAAGATACTAGGAGAAGGAGATAGTTTTAGAAGAGCTTTAAAAGAAAGAAAGATAAAGTATGACCATATCTTTTTGGATAGAAGATGTATAGGTTCTGACTTACCTATAGAAGACTTAACTATTATGAGTTATCTTGACAGTTTAGGATATGAAGAAAAGGATGGGGTTAAAGATTATAATGACCTACCACCTATTAAGAATATCAAGAAAGGTTACTACGATATAGAAACTGATGTCTTAAATATAGATGAAGAAAGATTACAACCTATTATTTGTAGTACATATTATGACGCTCATACAAATACAGCTTCTGTATATTCTATTATAAGAGATGACTTTAAAGGACAAAAGGATATAATAAAAGATGAAGCTAAGTTTACACACGATTTTAAAGCAAAGCTTATAGAGCATATAAATGACGCTCAAATGGGAGAGAAAGCAAGACAGTTACTTGCTCCTAAGTTTATAAAGCTTGTAGAAGAAATGAAAGTTGTAATACATTGGTTTAAAGAAGAAAAGAAGATGATAGAGTTTTCTTGGCATGATATGATATATCATTTCAAGCCGATGTTTTTAGGAATATATAATGCTGTGTATGATATAAGACATACTGAGTATAGAGCAGAAGAGTTAGGGATAGATAAGTCAAAGTTATTCTGTCACAAAGATGTAGGTAGTACATTTTATTTCAATTACTTCAATGAAGACCCAAAAGCAGCCAAAAGAAGACACAATTATGATACAGCTTCTTACACAAAGATAATATGCTCACAAATAACTTACTTCGGTCTTCGTCCTCAAGACCAACTTGAAAGAGAGTCTTTAGACGCTGTTGCTAAATTTGAACTTGGATTTGGTAAGTTATCTTATGCACACATAACGGACTTCATTGGAAGACTTCCTTATTTAGATTTTATAACTTATCTTATGTATAATATGATTGACGTTATTGATATGGCTTTTCTTGATATGAAGACAGATGATGTAAACTCACTTATTACTAGAAGATTTATTGTAAGAACTGAATACGGAAGAGTATTCTCTCCAATGACATCAGTTACTAATACATTCTATCATCTATGTAAGAGAATGGGTTATATTATGGCAAATGATGTCAATAAGCTTATTATGACAAAGAATGAATCAGCTGAAGCTATAATGGAGAGACTTCGTGAAGCAGATGAAGCAATAGAGTCAACTTATGATGTACTTACAAATAGAATACAAATAGCTGGTGGACTTTGCTCAGACCCAAATAAGTTTAAAAAGAATATGACACCATTTCTTGAAGATTTAGTAAATAATAAGTTCTTAAGATATGTGATGGACGCTGACGCTGTATCTATGTATCCTATGATAATAGAGCATACAAATGTATCTAAGGATAGTTTAGATGGTAGAATAGAAACTGTAGATAAAGATATAAATAAAGTAGAGAAATGCACACAAGCACTTATATCTAAAGAGCTTGATGAAATAGGAGAAGCTTTCTTTAATCTTCCGTCTGCAAAAGAGATAGCTTCTAAGTTTTATAATATTGAAGTTAATATTCCTAAGATTAGAAAGCATGAAGATGGAAAGCTTTTGCATCTTGATGATGATAGATACAAAAAAGCTGAGATAGTAAGAAAGATACTTGCAAAGCTTGATAATGTAAAGATAGACGCATCTGATATTAAAGCTGGGATACTGTCTACCTTAGGATACTTTCATATAAAAAATAATATGTCTAATATGCTTATAAATGGTTCTTTATATGAAATAGACTTTATTCCTGATAGTAATTTTAAATACAAATCTTTAGGAGATATATTTACACTAAAAGAGGATGAAGATGGATATATATTTAAAGTAGATGGTAAATACTATTCTGATATGTCAACTTATTTAAAACCGCATAGATTTCCAAAGCTTGGAGTATATGTAAAAGAAAGACTTCCTAAAGAGACTATAAATCGTATTCAGAATAATAACTATACTATTGAGACTATAGAAGTTGCTGATAGATTTATAGATGTAACTGGTAGAACTCATATATTCTTAACTGATGAAGATGTATTTGTATCTGTATACAATAATAACTTATTTGAATTTGAGTATTCTATTAAAGTACCTAAGTTTGGAGAATTTAAAATAAGAATACTATCAAAGACATTACAGTACAGAAGATAAAAAAAAAAGAAGAATACAGAACCTATATGTAATTAGGATATAAATTTTATGACAATTAATCCGACGCGGACAATGTTTGTTCTGTATTCTTCTCTACTTATATAATATATAGTAGAAAAAAGGAACGATGCAGAACTGATATATAGTGTGACGCATACGTAGTTAATTAATTTAATAAGACAAGGTTTAAGATACGGGCAACTGCCCGTATCACAAACACCCCTTTAGTTAAAAATTAATACAAAAGGAGGAATTATAATGCCGCTTAATAGAAACGAAAATGATGAGCAATATGCTAAACTTCGCAATAAGCTTACGAATAAAGTATATGGTATCACTCCTGATTTATCTACAATGATGGATAGTTCAGATGACGTCGGATTTAACTTCGGTGGTAACTCCATTCAAAATACAAGTGGAAATGGAAATATTATAGATGCTAAAATAAGAAGTGGTAGAAAAGAGACAGACTTAGAAACTAAGTTTGTTGAGACTATGGAGAAGCTTGGAGAAAGATATGTAAACTCTATGCCTTATAATGAGAGAACTAGACTTATCCGTGAGTCAAACTATATGCTTACTCAAATGCCTCAACTTCATACCACATTTCTTAATCTGACTAAGTTTATATTGTCTCCTGATAACTACTCAGAAGATAAGATAATACAAGATATATATTTAAAGACAGATAGTGCTTTTACTCAAGCTGATATTGAAGCTATACTTGAAGAAAGAGGTCTTTATAAGCATATAAAAGATTGTATACTTGCCTCTCTTGAAATAGGATATAGAAACATAGAGCTTATGCCTTTACAAGATGTGGCAAATAAATTACTTGATAGAATAGATGGGAAAACTAATAAAGAAGCAAAGCAACTTATAGAAGGTAAGATGAATAATATAAACGGTACTAGAACTCCAAATATATATGCTTCAGCTCAAACTAATCTTGATAAGTATGATGTGACATTTTATGGAGAAAGTGAAAATGGTACAGTTAGTAAAACTGTAATACCGGGTTCATTTGTTCGTATGTATAGAGAATGCTTTACACATGGAACTATAGCACAAAGAAATGAACTGTCTTCAGTTGTATATGATGCTGTAGATGATGCTTTAGGACTTGGTAAATACAATAATACTTATGAGCTATATGCCGAATCTTATGCAAGACCATATAATACTAATGAAAGACAAAAGAGAATAGAAATGATGGCATCTCAATTCTTTTCAGAATCTCCATATTCTGTAGGACATAGAGAATACATATTATCTCACATGCACAATAAACTTATGGGTAAAAATAACTATGAGTCTTTCTTTACATCTCAAATTGATAAGACAAAAGCAAAGTCTTTAAGAAATGCAACGTTTTATGGAGAAGCTGATGATGCGACAAATGCTGAATTTAAGAAAGCTTTATCTGAGCTTAAGAAAAGTGCTAAATCTAAAAGAAAAGCAAGAATAAAAGATATGGCTGGTTGTTATATACAAGAGCTTGATGATGAAAGAACTCATCCTGTTATAGTTAATAAAGAACTTATAGGAGTTTACCATATAGATACTTATATGGATTACGCTTTAAATAAAACACAAGTTCATAATATAAATAACGTAATAGGTTCATCTAAGATATCTGATAGTGCTGATTATAGAGATAATCCTTTAGTAAGAAAAGATATAATAGAAGGACTTTCTAATATATTAAAATCTCACATGGATACAAACTTCATAACTGAGAATAGAAGAATACTTGGAAGTATATTAAAAGTTCTTGAAGAGCATGATATGTACCAATCACAATTCAGAGTAAGATTTATACCTAGAAAATATTTAGTTCCTTTCCAAAATGAAGAGTCAAATAATGGTATAGGAAAGTCTAAACTTTTATATGCAAGAATACCTATTCTATTTTGGACACTTTTACAACAAGATAAAATGATGACAAAGCTTTTTTATGAAAAGGATAAACTTGCTATAAAATATAAGACTACTTTTGCACAAAGCTTATTTAATGATAGAGAAGATGCTATGGAAATATTTACAGATTTATTCCCATTACCTTCTGAGCTTACAGACTTTACAAGAGTACATCAATCTATGGCAACTATTGGAAGACTTTTAATACCAGTTGATAAAGGTGGAAATGAGCTATTCTCTATTGAAAGAATAGAGGGACAAAAGTATGATACTTCAAATGATGACTTTATGAAACAGCTTGAAGATATTATAGAAAACATTATAGGTTTCCCTTTGTCATCTTTAAACCAAGCTGAAAAGAGTTATGACTATGCTACATCTATTATAGCACAAGATGGTAGACTTACTCAGATGATAACTGACTTACAAGCTCACTATCAACCTATGGCTTCAGAACTTGCAACTAAGATAGCAAGATATGAAACTGGAGAAGATGATATCTATGTCGATATCACATTCCCAGCACCTAAGCTTTTAACTTCTAATATCAGTAATGATAATGCTCAAAAGTTTAATGAAACTGTAAATAATATGATTAATATGTATTATGGTGAAGAATCTGAAATACCTTCTGAAAAGAAGTTATTTATAAAAAGAGAAATCGTTAAAGAGTTATTCCCAGCATACGACCATACTGATATATTAGAGGCAATAGAAGAAAAATGGAAGGCACATAAGGCTACATTTATGGATAGTTTAGGTACAAATGGTGGAGAAGAATAAATATATATTGGTGGGGTTTATCCCCACCATAACTGCCGTTTACGAACATTTTCTTAGTTTTAACCTGCAAAGGAGGTATAATAAATGGCTGGTAAAAAAGAGTCTACTTATATGTATAATGCCAAAATGAGTATGAGAAATCTTGGTAATGATTTAGCCTCATCTTATTTTACGAATACAATAAATACAGCTTCAGATGTTAAAAATGGATATCAAGAGGTTGTAAACAGCAAAAAGTCTTCCGGCTTTAACGGAATTAAAAATAGATTAAAACAAACTGCTCTTTTTAAATTTGCTTCAGATTTAACAAAGAATGCGTTTGAAGGATTAAGAACTGGTAAGTTCTATAAATCTGATGATGATTTATTTGGATTTGATGAGTCAGCATTTGACTTTGATTTTGATACATCTTCATCAGGTGGAGATTTTTTCTACGACGATAGTGGGGATGGTACCCCACAACAGGCTAGTTCTGAGCCTGCGAAATCGTATAGTGGAGATATGGCTACATTTGGTGCAGTTGGTAAACTTGCGAAATCTATGACTGGTGCATCAAAAGCTTCTTCTAATGCTGTTATAAATGCGACTGTAGAAGGTTTATTTAAGACAGCTCACTCTATAAACCAAACTATTGTGTCAGCAACTGCTGATTTAAAGGCTGAGGTTATAGAGCATAAAGGATATTTAAAAAGTATAGCAGAGACAGCTAAAGAGCAATTAGTACAACAACAAAAGCTGGTTGCACTTCAAACTGAAATGCTTACTGAACATAAAGCAATGAAGGAAATGTTTTCTGATTACATGCTTCCTAAGATTAATAAAAAGGAAGACGAAAGAGAAAGAGGAGTTCCTGAATGGTATAATGCAATAAGAAAGGGAGATATGTTGACTGCAGGTAAATCTGCAGCGGGAGAAGCTTTCCGTGCAATAGATATGGAAAAGACTCAAGGTGCATTTGGACTTGCAAAAGCTATGCTACCTATGCTTCTTATGACTATGGGTGCAAATCCATTTAAGTTCATTAAAGACTTCGTTATTGAAGGTAAATTGAATAAATGGTTTGGAATTGATAAATTCTCTCAAAAGATTGAAAGAATGGTAGGTTCAACTCAAGACTTTGCAAATAGACAATTTCAAACTATGAGCTTATCATCTAACGCAACAGCAAGAGCTGTTGGTAAAGCACTTATGGTTAAACCTGAATCTTTAGATAAGGTTGCGACAGATAAATATGATAAGTCGGGAAAAGTGTTCTTTGATGGTGCAACACGTGAAGCTATCGTCAATGTAATCCCTACTTACTTATCATCTATGGTATCTTTACTTTCTGGTAAAGAAAGAACTGTATATGATTATAATAAAGGTGTATTTAAAACTATCTCTCAAGCTAAGCAAGAGTTCCAAGACAATCGTCCTAAGCTTGATTATGAATATGAAAGACTTGCTGAAATTCTTAAAAAGAATATGAAAGATGATGACAGAAAAAATCTTGATGAAGAAAGATTTTTAAAGCTTACAAAGTATATGATGGAAAACATGTCAAGAGCCGGTTATGATATAGCTACACTTAAAAATCATAACTACAATGACGCTAAACTTCACATGGATTTAAAAGACGATCAACTTTCGGAATCAGATTTCTATAAACTTAGAGACTTAATGTATAAAGCTGAAACCAATAAAGACACAGCTGATAGCTTCTGGTCTATTAATAAGTCTACTAAGAACTATGTATGGGATAGAAATAATTACAATGTGGATTATGCACAAAATGCACGTATGAATGGTGGAATAGCAATGTTTAACCGTTCAGACTTACTAGACCAAGGAGCTGTAGTTGGATTCGGTGGTGGTAAAGGTAAGAAGATGACATACAACTACCAAAACCCTATGGCTGGAGAAAACATTGTAGACATGTCAAGAAAAGACGGTAAAGTAGGAAATATCTTCGGAACTACAATGTCAGATGATGAGATTGCACTTACAAGAGAATTTATAAAAGACAATATGGGTTCTCTTCTAGGTTTATTTAAAGCTAATATGGCAAATGCTTTAAAAGACTTAGCTGATACTAAACTTGGAGACAAGTTAGGATTAAAAGAAAGTGAAGTCTATAAAAACCTTATGAAGACATCACCATACGAACTTGAAGCTATTATTGGACATCAAAGAAAAATTGAAAGAATAATATCAGGTAAACTTGCAACTGAAGTATTCAATCAAGAACTTGATGACTTTAATGTAACCGAAAAAGATAAAGAAAGAATGGCAGATGTTTTAACTGACCCAACACTTTCTGAAGACGAAAGAACTAAGAAAGCTAAAGCTATATTATATCATTCATCTGAGTTTAAAAAGAAACTTGAAGAGTTTAAAGGTAAGTTTAAAGACAAAACTGGTATAGATATAGATGAAAAAGTAGAGTCTGTACAAGACGCTATAAATGACGCTAAGATAACAGCTACTGATGTTGCAACTGGTGGAACAGCAACAGACATTGGAGAAAAGGTTGATAATGCTAAAAAGACTATAAAGGACTATGCGTCTAAAGCTGGAGATATGGTAAAAGATGCTACAAGCTCTGGTATAGCTAAAACTAAAGAGTTTTATGAAAAGAATAAGGAAACTATTTGGAATGTATCAAAAGCTGCAATGATAGGTGTTGCAGGTATTGGTATCTTTAAGACTTTAAAGAAATCTATGGTTGGACCTTTGATTGGTATGACAGGACTTGCATCTCCCATAGCACTAGGAGCTATTGCACTTGGTGCTGGAATATATGCTTATAAGAATAATATATTCGATAAGCTATTTGGAGATAATAAGAAAGCAAAAGAACTTCGTGAAAAGACTGGAAGAATTTTAAAATCTACCTTAGTAGTAGGCGGAGGAATAGCTGGTATATCAGGAATACTGTCTCTTGCAACTCCATTAGGTTTCATAGGTCCAGTTAATGCGGCTCTTGCAGGACTTGCTATATCAATAGCTGGAGAATCGAAAGGATTTAAGAAATTCTTATTCGGAACTGAAGAAGGTTCATTCTTGTCAAACTTAAAGACTTGGATGATAGGAGATAAGGAATCTGGTAAGAAAGGTATACTTACGAAGATGACAGAAAAGGTTACTGGGTTCTTCTCAAAAGGATTTAAGTCTATGGGAAGATGGTTTAAACTTGATGTGTGGGAACCACTTAAGTCAACATTTAAACCGATAAAAGACTTTATGTCAAATACAGCAACTAAGATACTTGGTAGCTTTACTGGACTTGGAGATAAACTTACAGGTTCATTTACAGCAGACTTCGTAAAGCCTTTCTTTGCTAAAATGAAAGAAAAGGTTATAGACCCAGTTGCAGGATTCTTTAAAAAGATATTTGGTGGAATATTTGGTTTCTTAGGAAAGATAATAGCAGCACCATTTAAAGGACTTAGAACTCTTATTACTGGACAAACTGACAGCACTGTATTTGCTAGTAACTATGGTTCATCAAATGCTCAAGTTGCTGAAAAGGCTGAATATAAAGCTAATATGTCAGCTAAAGAAAAATTATGGAATGATAATAAGTATAAAATGACATCTTTAAAGGATATAGATAATATTGAAGGTTTATCTAAGAAAGACAAGAAGACACTTCGTAAAATGTATGTCAAAGAAAAGATGAGAGAACACGAAGAAGCAAATGCTGTTCAAAAGGCAAAAGAAGAAGATGAAAAGGATAAAGAAGGAAAATCAGGACAAGGTATCTGGGATACAGCTACTAAGTATTATTTTAATCAAAATAAAATAACTTCTAAGATATTCGGTGCATTTATGGGTAACTCAACTCTATGTGGACTTGCAGCTCTTGCACAAGCAATATCAGCTGTACTTGATACTAAGGTAGAACCCGCAATGCTCGCAAAAAGGTCATTTGGTTGGGTGGGTTCAAGAGATGGTGTATCGCCTGAATTTATGCTTGAAGTCTGTCGTAAGTTCGGTATAGGTGCAAGATATATGAAAAATCCTAAAGCTGAGACTATGAAAAAGATTTTGAAGAAAGATACTATAATGATAGTCGAAGTTGATGATTTTGAAACTGACAATCTTCACTACTTAGTAGTAAGAAGAATTGAAGGTGGAATGGCATATTATTCTGACCCTGCAAGAAGAAAGAATATGGTTGTATCTGTAGATTTACTTGAAGCAAAAGCAAGAAGAGCAGTTTATCTATATAGAAAAGCTGATACTTCATCTCAAGTTGCAACTGGTGCACCAAGTGTTCCTATAACTAAAGAAGCAGAAGTAATAGACCCACAAAAGATGGTAAACGAAGCTAAAGAAGCTCGTATGAATGGCATAGTAGGAACAGTAAAAGATTTAATAAATAAAGCAAAAGGAAATGTGGCAAAAGCTAAAGCAACTGACGCGGGAGATGCTGATGAGATATTAGAAGCTGATGGTTCTAAAGTTAAGCCCGGTCTTATATCTAAAATAAAAGGTTTATACAATTCTGCAAAAGACAGAGTCGTAGGAGCGGCAACTTCAGCAAAGGAGAAACTTCTAGGAGCTACTTCTAAAAAGAAAGCGGCTGAGTATATGACTGGTAAAAAGTCAGACTTATACATAATGCTTAAAGATTGGAAGAAGAAGTACCAAGAAGATGCTATAAGACTTAAAGAAACGATAGAGCTTCAAACTTCATCTCTTGCTTATAATGCTGAGTATATCAAAAGAATACTTGTAAAAGTTCATGGAGATATACCGGGATTTGGAGATAAGGATATTAAAAATAGACACTTCTCAAAACTAGGAAACTGGTTTAAAAGACAATGGAGAAGAGCTAAAGCTTTACCGGGTAAAATAATATCTTTCCTTTATACTAAATTCTTACAACCTATATGGGATGCTACTAAGAAAACATTTGGAGCATTTAAACTATTCTTATGGAATTTCCCTAAATGGATATTCAAACAAGGTTGGTCTAAGATAGTAAAACCGATGCTTAATCTAGGTTTTAATATGATTAAAGGATTCTACGGAGCATTTAAAAATGTTGTAGGTTTCTTTAAAGATATAGCTGTAGGATTCGTAAAGGGTGTTGGTACAGTATTTAGAATGGCGGTTAAAGGTTTATTTGATAGTGTAGTATATACTATAACTCATTTAAAAGATATTATGACTGGTGTAGGTAAAGCTATATGGACAGCTGTAAAAGGTGTAGGACACTTTATTAAATGGGGAGTAGAAGCTATCGGTTCTACTATTAAGTGGACGGTAGAAACTATAGGAAAAGGTATAGGTTGGCTTATAACAAAAGCTGTTGACTTAGCTGGATTTGTAGGTAGGTCTATTCTAGGTTTATTTGGAATGAAGCGTAAGGCTGCACTTCAAGAAGTCTTTGTTGTTGGTGGTACACTAGATAGCGTAAGAGTTGTTGAAGTAGTTAAAGCTGTTGGTGCGGTTGATTTAGAATACACTGAATCTTTAGAAAAGAAATTAGGTCCGGGTGCTGGTGCTATACAAAAGGCTATAAGGTCTGGTAGAAGTGCTTGGGAGAGAATGACTGGAAGAAGAAAGTCTCCTAATATGAAATCTGGAGAAGAATACGCTAAGATTGATAAGAAGCAAGACGCTGAAGCTCAACAAGCAATCGCTTATGTTGACGGGGAAGGTAAACCAGCTGAAGAAAAGAAAGAAACTTCTTGGTGGGAAAAACTATTTGGAGGATTAATTCTTGGATTTGCGGCTTGGAAGACTGGACTTTTAGGAACAATAGTTGATGCTTTGAAAAGTGGTTTTGGTTCATTAAAAGATTGGCTTAAAGGCTTCTTCTTCGGAGACGATAATGACCCTGATAAGATTGCTGACCAAGATAAAGACCGTAGTGATAAGAACGCATTTGGATATGGTACATTTGGTAAAGGTATAGAAGGATGGGATAAGACTTTAGAAAATGGACTATTTGGACTTAGAGGTGGACACATAGATAGAGGACTTCAAAAAGACCACGCTATTGTAAGCGGTGTTCATGCGGTTGCAAAACCTCTACTTAAAGCTGGAGCTAAGATTGGACTTACACAAGCCGCTTATCGTGGTGGTAAGGCTATGACTACTGCGGCATTTAGTTGGGTTAAGACTCACTTTGTTGACGCTGTTAAAACTTGGCTAAAGACATCTAAGGTTGTTAAATGGTTCTTCTCAACTAGAATGGTTGAAGGTATAATTAAATTCTTTGCTAAATTTGGAGAAAAGGCTGCAAAAGATGGAGCAAAAGCTGTTGCTAAAAACACAGCAGAGACTACATTAAGAAGTGCGGCATATGTTGCTCCGCCAGTAGGATTTATAGTTGACGCATTATTCTTCATAGGAGAATTCTTATGGGGTATGTGGAAATCATCAGATATAATGGGTCTTAATAGTAATAAGGTTACATGGTCTATGAGACTTGCTGTTGGATTTGCAAATGCACTATATGGACTTGCTACAACAAAATGGTTCTTAGCTTGGGTACCTTTTGTATGTCCAATAGATTGGATAGCAAGAAATGCTTATTACTATATCTTTGCAAGTGATGAAGAAAAAGCAGAATACGATAAAAACCATGAAGAATGGGAAAAGGATATGAAGAAACTTCTTGAAGAAGAAGAAAGAAAGAATAAAGACCAAAGAGCGACTGAGGAAAGACTAGCAAAAGAAAGAATGAAAATCGTAGACGGTGCTATGGACATAAATGATGATAGTGGTTGGAATTATAAGCCTATGACGACTACAACTAATTTAGACGCTGAGGCGGCTGAAGTTGAAAGTCAAAAGAGACTGGTTGGAACACCTGATGCTGAACTTAAGAAACAAGCACTGGAACAAAGTGGCAAATATACAAAAGAAGGTAAGGAAGCAGAAGATAATAAAAAGAGAGCTGAACTTGAAAAGAAGATAGCTGATAGAAAGGCTGAAGACGCAAGACGTGAAGCAGAAAGAAAAGCAAAGAAAGAAGCACAAGAAGCAAAACATAATGAAGCTAAGAAAAGAATGCTAGGTGAAATGTATGGAGATGGACCACTTACTGGTTATGGTTCTATAAGCGTTATGACTGAAGAGCAAAAGAAAAAGCTAAAAGCTGGAAATAACATGTTTAACAGAATGGTCGGAAAAGATGTTGGACCTAGTCCTATGGAAGCGGCGAAAGAAGCTATCAAAAATGGACAAGACCCAAATGCTGCCGCAAAAGCCGCTGCTGATGGACAATCTGTAATTGCAGAGAATGTTACATTACCAGCTGGTAGCGACCCACTTAGTACAGATACAACTACACAAAGTGCAGACTCAGTAGTATCTAATATTCGTGATTATGAAGCAGGACCATCAAATGCTATGACAGATGCACTAAACGCTGCAATGTTTGGTGGAAATGCAAGTTTCATTAAGAACTTAAACCTTACTGCTCTTGCAAGTAGTATTGGTGGTATATTCGGAATAGATATGTTCGGTAATAGTTTAAACTCAGGAGACGGTAGCACTAGCGGTGGCACTTACGGTGGTACTGAATATACTGGAACTCCAGATAACAGAAAACTTCAAGAAAGAGCTAAAGACCCAGCATTTAGAAAGAAAATGCAAGATATGTGGAACTACGCTTCTAGTAAGTGGGGACCAGATGTCGCAAGAAATATGTTAGCTATTTCTTATTCTGAATCGAGATGGAGACAAGACGCTTACAACAAAACTGGTGGAGCGGCGGGTATGTTCCAAGTAATTCCGAAGTATAGACCAGCTTGGGGATTTGCACCAAATGAAGACCCAAGAAACTTCTCACCAATGGAGCAAATAGCAAGAGTTGGACCTAAACTTATGGCACAACTTGGAAAACATGAACCGAACGTTCATAACTTATATGCTATACTACACTATCCTAAATCACTAGGATATAAACCTGACCAAGTAGTTTACTCAAGAGGTTCTTTAGAGTATTCATGGAACCATGGACTTGATAGAAATAAAGATGGACATGTAAAAGCCGGAGAAGTTACAGAATTTGCAGCTGAAGCTTATCCACAAACTAAGAAAGCTGCTATGGAGATGGGACTTGCTGGATACGCTGTTGACAAGTTCAATCCTTATTCAGTTAAGCAAGGTACTAAGATGTATATGGAAGGAGCAACATTATCACAAAAGGCTGGACTAGAAGCAGGTAATGGACCAGCTGGATACGGACCTATACGTCATGTAAATCAAACTTCATCTAAATGGAATAAGCTTTCAATGGGTGGACTGTCATTTAAAGAAGCCGGTTGTGGACCTTCTGTTATGGCTATGCTTCTTGATAAACTTGATATAAAATATGATATGGCTGAACTTGTAAGAAAAGCTATTGCTATGAAGCAAGGACCTATGAGTGGAACACCTATGTCTTACTTCAAATCAATACTTGCCGAACATAGAATTCAGTCTTCTATTGTTACATCAAATGTAGTGAAGTTATTCCTAGCTGAACTAAAGGCTGGAAGGTCTCCTATACTTCTTACAGTGTCATCAACTGGAGCTCCTCACTTTATAATAGGTAAGGAGTTAAGAAATAATAAGATTTACATTAATGACCCTGAGAAGACTAATTCTGAAGCTATAACTCTTAATGATAAGAGACTTAGAATGGCGAAAGCTATTTTAATCTATAAGACTAAGAGTGCTGTCGCACATAAGCTTAGAACTGCGATTGATGTGGTTAAAGGTGGATATGGTGCAGTTAAATCCTTTGTAGCTCCGAAGTTTGAAGGATTCGGAAATGCTAGAGAAGCCATTTATAATGTCGTAGAGCGTATGGTTAAATCTGGAGCCTACGGACCTGCTGTTATAAATAATACTACTAGCAATAATTTCGATGATGCAACTAAGGTTATAAAGGCTGTAAAACACGCACAAAGTAGTAGTAAGAATGTAACTGATTTATTATCATCTATTGACTCTAATATAGAAAAGATGACCAAATCTGGAACTAACGAACAAATTGGTGATGGTAGCATATTATCTTCTATCCTAGCAGAAGTAAAAAATACCAACGCTTACCTTGCTAAACTTATTGAAGTTATGGCAAATGCTGTAAGTGGTGGCAACTCTAAGCTTACTGTAAACGGTAGAAATATTATGACTACTGTCGGTGGAATACCACAACCAGTTACGAACGGAGTTTCACCTGACACTGTCGATTTCTATAGAACTGTAGATAGAATAGTAAGAGGTCAGGCATTATAATATAATTGGGGTGGGCTAGTCCCACCTCATTAAATTATTAAGTAAGGAGGTATAATATATGTACGAAGAAGAACATCTACCAACTGGAGGCACAGGTGGTAAATCTAGTGGTAAAGGTAAAGGTTCGGGTGGTGGAAAGGGTAAAGGTGGCGGTAAGAAAGGTTCATCAAAAGCAGCAGCACATGCAGCGGCGTCTAAAATACCGGGTGCAGGTTCAGGTGCTGCAAAACATGGTGTACCTAATGCTCCACGTGGAGCAACTGAAAGCGATATACCACCAAGAAGTAAAGGAGATGAAGATTTAGTCAGAAGATTGATGTCCAAGGATTTACACCATTACTTATCAGAATCAGCAATGGGTTCTCCTTTAGGTATAATGTCAAGAGATGAAAGATTTGACTTAAATGCTCTTATGGGAGCACCATTTAAGTTCTCAGAAACTGATGACCCGCCTTTACCGGGTACAGTTGAGTTTGGTAGAAGCTATGCTAAACAATTCTTATCTTGGGGACAAATAGTTACATTCTCTCCCGGAACTGCACTATTCTTACCCGGAGTTTCAAAAGAAACTAAAGAAAACTTTGCTGGGTCTCAATCAAATACTGGAGAAGGAGCTGATTCTACAACTGATATAGAAGGTTTACAATCGGCTATATTTGAAAAGAGTGGTGGGAAACTATACGCTTTTACTCCAGCAAAAACTACATACTTTGCATACGTTAATGTAATATGGAAGCACTTATGTATGCTTGCTGGAATATCTAATATGAACAGCCAAATCGCAAGTTATGTAACAAATGGAGCGACATCTGATATTGCTCATATAGATTGGGGTAAAACCGTAGATGTTGGAAATAGTTTACATAGAATACTACTAGAACAAACTGGGGTATCTGGTGGACAAAAGGCTGCAGAAGGACTTGTCGAAAACTTTAAGGCTTGGCTTGGGGATACTTCTTTTTTGATGTCTCTTGATGCAACTCAAGCTTACATTCCTTTCTATCATGATGGACCTATAACATCAAATGATGCGTTTGATAACCAAACGGGAGAGTCTATGATAGGACAAAAGATAAATGAATTTGGTGGGGCTGAACTTATGAGAGAACTTGCGTTTCTTACAGGGAAGTCTTATGAAGCTATAGCTGAGCAAGATGATGAGGGTAAAGCTACACAAACATCAGACGCTAAATCTATAATAAAAGGTAAACTATGGGGTATAAAGACTATAGTGCCAGATATATGGAAAGATGCTTCATCTTCATCAAGAGAGCACACATTTACATTTAGATTTGCTTGTGCTGAAGGTTCGATGGAATGTTATGCTATGCAATGCCTAAGACCACTTGCTCATCTTCTTGCAAATACACTACCTATACATAGTGTGGGAAACTTTGGATTCTCAGCACCACTTTTATGTAGAGTATACGCAAGAGGTATATCAAATATAGACGTTGGTATGATTACTTCTCTTTCAATACAAAAAGACCCCAAAAGTGTTGCTGCAAATGGAATTATGACAGATATGACGGTTACAGTTACAGTAAAGGATTTAACACCTATAGTTGCACTACCTCATTCAAGAAATGGATTTAAAGCACAAACAGCTGTAGGTTATATATCTGTACTTGGTGGACTTGCTGGAGTCAATGCTTCTATGTATCCTTGGCAAAATCTTGAAGTTAAAGTTGGTCTTGAAGGACTTAAGACACTACTATCTCCTACAGCAAATATAGCTGGGTTTGGAAGATATGTGTCAGATAAGATAGGAGCAATAAAAGTCTGGTTTAGAAATTAAGGAGGAAAGATGCTTAAGTTTTCAGGAGCGAAAGCTAAAGAAAGAGTAAACTATACAAAGGAAAGGTATACTCCAAGTTATATAGAAAAGGTTCCTCAAAGTGAAAGATTATTTCCATACTTTGATGAAAGACTTGTGATTACCGTACATGGAGAACCGATAGCAGATTCTCGTCCAAGATTTATGAAAGAAAGAGATGGAACTTATAACCCTCATAAGGCTTTTCTTATGAGGGTCTTTAAATCTGTATATGAACAAGATGAGCTTCTACAAAGAACTCTTATAGAAAGACCTCTTGGTATGAGAATTAAATCCTTTGTGACACCAGAAAAGAAAATTTCAAAAGCTATCGGAGTTGATATAATTGATGAGAAATCGCTCTCTATCAAACAAAAAGATAACGATAACATCGAAAAAGTACACTGGGATGTAATGCAAGATGAAAAGTATTCTGTCATTTTAGATGACAGATTAGTCGCTTTCAATGAGACAATACAGATGTATTCTATAGACCCTAGAATAATTCTTGAGATTCATTATCCAAGTGATGAAATGCTTAAAATGCAATCTAAATACTTTAAACCGTATATAGAACATATTGAGCGTCTTGCAACTTACAGAAAGGCTAGAATATATCCAAAGTATATATTTACTATATCTAATACTAAGATAGCTAAGTTTCCAGAAGTATTCTTTAATAACATATCAAAGTGTGAGCTTACTGGGAAACAAGTTGAAAACATTTTGCACCTTTATAAAGCTGAGGAGATAAAACTTCTTATGGAGTATCTAAAGGCAAAACCTTTAACTAGAGATAAGAATGTAGCTTATATAAAGGAAGCAGTTGTAAAAGGAACTTATCCTATAACCATTAAAAAGAAGAACTTAAGGAGGCTTAAATAATATGATGGATAAAAATAAATTACATTTAGTTGCCTGCTATGCGGCATCTATTTGTGTTGATGATAGTTACACAAGATGTAAAGAGGCATTAGATAAAGATAGTGTTGATGAACTACTATCTGATGCTGTAGTTAAAAGAAGTTTGATACTAGCTTCTATTCCTGTAGTAAAGGATAATGATGTTATTAAAGCTGTAAAGAATGACGATTATTTTATAAACAGCTTTAAGTTACAAGTAAAGACACTTGTATCAACGACTAAGTTTTATAATTAAAATTAAAATATAAAGGAGGATAAAATGAATCCAGAAGCTTTACAAGATATAAAGGAAATAGCTTATAGAAACGCGGATAGTGAATCGTATGCAGTGTTTTTAGCAACTACTGTATGGAAAGCTATTCCACAAAATATTAAAGATAAACTTACCAAAGATAAAGATGGTAATGTTGTTGTAAATGATGTAGACGCTTTAACTATATTACAAGGAGTATTACCGAATATTATAGGAGAAGAGGAACTTAAAAATCTGATAGAATCTACTTATAAAGATAAAGATTTAGATTTACAAGAACTTTATGATTTAATGACTTTTGAAGAATTGAAAGATGTTGTTAAAGAAGAAAAGGTACAACTAATAGCGGAAGCTGATACAGAAAATGAAGTTAAAGACTCTACTAAGGATTTAACTGATATCTTAAATAAAGATGCTGTACCTAATATTTTAAAAGTAATAGCATCTACAGTTCAAAAAGAAGTTAAAAAATCAAATGAAGAACTTGAGAAAATTGAAGCGGATGAAGTGTCTCTTATTAATACTTCTAAAGGAGAAGAGGGTAATGGAGATGATGATGTAAATGGAGCTTTTAACGACAATCCAGATGAAGATGGAACAAATACTAACGATGACCAAAGCCAAGTTACCGACAATACTAATGATGATGAGCCTAGCAATTCAAATGATAATCCGGATGCTACTGAAGGTTCTGGTGAAGGTGATAACCAAGAAGATAAGACAAATAATGATAAGCCGACTTCGGAAGAAGAGAGCCCAACAGCAGGAGAAGACGGAGAACTTTACTCAGAAGCCGTCAGAGTAAAATATCATACAGAACTATATAAGAACTTAGTATACAGAGTTAAAAACTCAGTATCTAAATATGTATATAATTCTCTTGCGAATGGAGAGGATGTAAATGAAAGAACTAAGCTATCTCTTGCTATTGCTTCTTATGGTATTATTACATTTGGTTATTTACTTGACTATCTAAATGTAATGGGTGTGCCTGAATATGCAAGTAGAGCAGAAGCTGTGCTTTCTTATTCAAAAGAAGGAGAGGGTGATATCTAATGCTAGTTAAATTCATAAGAGAAGATAAGAAGAACTTAGAAACTATAATGGAAGTTATAGGTATTACAAGAACTTCTCTTGATACTAAAGAGAGAAGACACAACGGTCAATTCAACCAAGATGGAGAAGCAGTATATGAAGAAGTAGATAAGTTTGGACAAACTACAATATATTCTTATTCTGGAATATTCTGTACTCTTGATTTAGAAGATAGTAAGCATAATGCACTTGCTCAAAAATTCAATGGTTCTAATGGACTTATAGCTACTATAAAAGTAGACAAGGATGGAAAGATTACAATAAGTTAATTGGTGTGGCGTAATGCCACACCTTTACTACACATTTTTTTGTATTCTTTTCAAAAACAGCCTTTTGAGGTGGTTTTAGTGAAGATTACTAAGTTTACAACTTTTTATAAAATAGATTTTGATGAAAAGAATAGGAAAAGAGAACTGTATTATTCTCAAGATTTAATGAATGCTTTATCTACTATTAACTATGCAACTGAAGAACAAGAACCGTTCTGTTATATACTGGGAGAGAAGAACTTGAGAGTTCCTAGAGGAGTTGGAGATACTTGGCTTATGAATAAACTTGGAGTATATGGAACTATGCACGAAGGTCCTACATTCCCTTATGATAGTACAAAGTATTTCAATATAAATAAGAAACCTTTTCCTGAACAAATGAAAGTTATATACTTATCATTAAAAGCTTTTAAAGCTGGACATACACAGGTTATAATAGATATGCCGACAGGACGTGGTAAGACATTTACAGCAACAGCTATAGCGTCTGAATTAGGGTGTAATATACTTGTGCTTGTAAAGACTGAAGTTCTTTTAAATCAGTGGGCAGGAGAGAAGGGTTCGTTTGTAAATCACACGAAACTTCGTCCTAGATTTATATGTGCAATGAGAGGTTCTAAGTGGTTTATGTCAACTTATGAAGAAAACTTAGGATACAAGATATTTGTAACAACTCATGCGACTCTTCGTTCTATAATAGACCAGCAAGGTTCTCCATTTATTACAGAATGGTGTATAAAGAATAAAATAGGACTTAAGATATTTGATGAGTTTGATACTGAAGTTGATAGTATGCTAAAGCTTGATTTTATAACTTCAGTTAGATATAATTTGTATTTATCTGCAACTACATTTAAAAATGGACAGTATGATGATGCGGCTTTTCAAAAGATGATAAAGGATATACCAAAATATGGTAAAGACTTCTATGTAGAAAAACCTAATAGAATAGCATATATCTATGGTTTTAAATCAGAACCTACAAGAGAAGATAGAAAGACTTGCTATAATTATAAAGGGAAGTTTGTTCCTGATAAGCACATGGCTCTTAATATGAAATCCCAAGGTTTCTGGAATACATTAAGAGATATAGTTAAAACCCACGCTATGCCTATATATGAAATGGATAAAGGACATAAGATAGTTATAATGTGTGGAAAGATTGAAAACTGTAAAATAGTTAAAGACTTTCTTATTGAGAACTTTAATATTCCTTTAAAGCATATAGCTGAGTTTCATAGTGAAGTACCTAAAGGAGAAAAGGAACTTGCACTTACAAAGCCTTTTATTATATCTATTACTGATAGTATAGGAAGAGGACTAGATATATCTAAGATTAAGCTTACAATAGATATGGAGACTTATGCTGGTGGTTCTATATTTAAACAAGCTACAGGAAGAAATGGTCGTGTTGGTGGAGAGACTGGTATTTATATTAAAGCTATAGATAAGTCTTTTATGGAGACTATAAGATATTATAAGAAACTACATAGATTCTTCGATGAAGAATTTAAAATGTTCAAAGAAATAAATATATCAAAACATCTGGAAGGAGAAGATAGAAAATGAGTATAAGAGAAATAGTAACTACTGCTTGGGATGCAATTATGAAAACTGGAATATTCATAATGATACTCAACTACGCTGTATTTCGTAATTGGTACAAATACAAAAGATATGGTAAGATTAATAGACAAGTGAAGATGGAGTTTACAAGACGTAATGGTTGGTACATATTTGTAATGATATATGGAATACTTGCATGTATGTACATGTATGCTAACTGGAGATGATAGTATGATACATAATGAAAAGTATTTAGTTTTAGATGATGTCGTGTATTCAACTACACACATCTTACTAGAGCTAATGGCTAAAGTATATCTGAAATTCTATGAGAACTCAGAACTCTTGGAAACAGCTGATGATGAGACAATAAATAACTTTGCATCAATTACGCATATATTAAATGTGATATACCAAGATGACAGACCTTATCTTAAGAACTCACTATTTAATATAGCTATGACAAGACCCGTTGACGATTACATAGTTGTGTCTGAGGAGCTCTTAGACTGGCTTTTAAGCCAATTTAGTAGTTTAGACGATGTAATTGTTAGGTCATCACCTATAATGGCTTTAGTGGGTGCACCAGAGGTTATATGCGTGTATCAGCCTAAAAACAAATTAGAAAACTTAGCTATAAGAAAGCTAGGACTTAATAAGTATGTAGATAAGAATAGTCTTATAGATGATATAGAATTCTTTAAGCAACTTGATGAACTCAAAAAAGAAGCAAAAGACGATAGACCATCTATACTTACAGCTAATCAAAATGTACTTAATAATTATGGCGAAGACTTCCCAATTCTTGCACCAGTTAATTTTCCTTGGTTTCCAAAGAATACAGTTGGTGTTGTAGAAGTGTGGGGTTTAGATAGTTTTAAAAGAAAAGATGAAAAGGAGAAAGAAGAGAATGGAAATTAATGTAAAAGACAACTCAGTACAAGAAGAAAGAAAGGAAATACTGCTTGAATCAAATCATGCAGAAGTAAAGCCTGAAGTAATATCTCACATACTTCATGATATGGCACAAGTTTTAGAAAAATCTTATGGTCCTACAGGAGCATCAACTCTTATGATTACAGGAGATAAAGAAAATGCTATGGGAACTATGACAAAGGACGGATTTACCCTACTTTCTAAAACTAAATACTTTCACCCATTACCTGTAGCTTTAAAGAAACTACTTTTAAATTCAATGCTAGGAGTTTTAAAGACTGCAAGTGATGGTACTACAACTACTACACTACTTATTGATAAAATGTATGCTTCAATGTATAATAACTTTAAAGCTATGAAAATACCAGCACAAGTATTTCAAAATATAGCAAAAGGTGTAGTTAAAGATATAATAGAAGAGATAGATAATATTGCTATGTATGGTAAAGCAAATATTGAAGATTTATTTGGTATTATAGAAACTACTACAAATAATGATGAAGAACTTGCTGATACTTTAAAAGAAGCTGTAAATGAAGTTACAGATGGTGGAAGATATCTAAATGATATATCTTTAACTTTTAAACAAGATGGAACTGTACAAGGTTCTAAATATGAAATAAAAGAAGGATACACAATTCCAGCTTCTCCTATAGGATTTCCTAGAGCGGTTCTAAGAAGAAAAGTAATTCCTATTATAGTTAATAGTAATATTGGAACGGGAGAGACTATAAGAGCTCTTATAACTCTATATACAGCTTTAGGTAGAAGCTATGCTCAAACTATTAAACAAGGTGTGGATATGAACCAATTACCACCAGTTCTTCTTATAACTTATAATCTTCAATATAAAGAAGTTTTAGAAAGAGAAATGGTTTTATTTGCAAATCAATTAAAAGAAGAATTTGACTTAAATTATGTACCAGTATATATCTTAGAATTTAACTATGATGGTTCACTTATGTCTTTGAATGAACATAGAGACTTTGAATACTTAATAGGACAAACTCAAGCTTATGAACTTGATAAGAAAGTAAAAGATATATTCCCAGATGACACAAATCTTCCTGAAGAAAAGAAAGAAGAATCTGTAGTTAAATATGTATTTGATAGATTCATTTCTGGTAAGATGCAAACTATAGATGCTATTATATCTAAATCATCTACAACTTTATATAACTTCAATGAAGAACGTAAAGAAGAACTTAAGAAGTCATTAGAAGAAGAAATAGAAGATAATATCTCAGATAAAGAAAAGGTAGAACTTCTACAAAGAAGACTTAGACGTGTATCTGGTAAATATGCCGAAATAACTATAGGTGGAGAAAATAGCTGGGATATAGGAAGAAAGGTGGATGCTATTGAAGATAGTTTAGGTGCTATAAGAGCAGCTATATCATCAGGAGTATGCGGTGGAATGTCTACTCTTATCATGAAAGTGTATAATAGAGTTGCTCATAAATACAGAGGTAGAACTCATCAATTTGTAATACTTAATGATATCTACAATGCTTATCATAGTTTATTTGATATACTTCTTACAAATGCTGGTGTACCACCAAGAACATTTGTACAACATGAAAGCGGTATAATACAACCTGTAGGATTTATTGATAGTCATTACGGTGTATACTTTGATATAGATGAACTATTAAAAGAATTTGATTCAAGAAAATCCATAAGATTTTCGTTTGATATACATTCTATATTAAATGCTATTACTAAAGGTAAAGAAGTTAAATCTGCTGACCATATTGCTTTCCATGTACTTAATAGTATAGATGGAGAAAAGAGAATACTTGAAGCGTCAGTTCAAGCTGTACTTTCTTTAATTTCTATGAACCAAATAACTATGCCAGACCAATATGATGTAGCAGCTTATACTACAAATACTTTATAAAAAAAA